ATGTCCCATTTCTTTTCTTTCATATTAGACTCCTTTATGTTTGGTCTAATATTATGTATATTATTCAAGATTTCAAAATAGGAAAAATATCAATATTTTCATCTACCCAAACCTCTACTTGACCGATTCTTGTATTCGACCACATAAATCCTATATTATTAAAGTTTGGTTGAAGTGTGATTGTTTTATTATTATATTGAACTTTAATCTTGTATGGAAGTTCCGCTTTATCCATATGGATTTGGGTAATAGTGGCATCAAATGATTCCTCTAATCCCATTTTACATTTTGCTTTATATTTGATTACAAGTTCGCAGGGTATAGATGTTGTATAGATTTGTTCCATGTAGGTATTTATGATGGATCTAGATCGACCCAATCGTATAAGTTAAATAAACCATCTGTAGATAATATCATAAAGTATACTCATCTGAACCAGATCTTGAGGCGGTGAAGACGCAACATCCCCTTTTACCACTTTAAAAAAATAAAATGATAGAAGGGAATATTGTTTTACCTGAACCGAGTCTTTTCGACGGATCGACGCAGAACTCTACTTACTAGTGGATGTAAACCCACTCCGTTTATCCTTTGTAGAGAACTTAGATAGGTGAGGATGATCCCTATCTTTGAAGGTGCTACGAATCTAATCTTCGGCAGGACTGTTGTCTCGCTGCTGCCACAGTTTGGGATGTTCCCGATAGATGTTGTCCGTTCCCTCTCATTTCTCCTCTGCCCCCTTTCAATCTTTATAGGGGTGCTTTGAACAACAGCAGGATACTTTCGCCACTCTTACTAGCGATTTGAGGACTAACATCTATATGTATACACGGGAATATTTACAAAGTCAACTTTTTTCAAAAATCTTTGGATTTTTATTTTTTGAACCAACATCTCTACTACATATTAGTGGTATTAGAACCATTTCTCCCTTTGACCCCTGATCCGAGATGTTTGGATCGGGGGTTTTTATTTAAATGGGAACATTTGGTTCAACTTATCCTGCCTTGCCTTACACCCACAGGATTTACCTCCTATAGTCGATTTTAAGACGTTCTTACGCTTTCTAGGGGTAGGATGCTTCTCATACCCAAAACGTCTTAGAATCATTTCTACGGGGTATAAAACGATTGCTACTAAATCTCCTAATCCTTTTATCTTTTTCATACAAATGTTCCGTGGATAATATCAAAATCTCTATACCATCTAGCACAACCAATATCATAATCTTCAAGGAATCCACTACACCATGACCCGTCAAACGAATATGGTGCTGATCCAAAAAGGATTTGACCCGCTGCTGTCATATTATAGGCAGGATCACAAGGTAGGAATGGATCTTGTTCGGAGCATTCGTCTGTCAAATAGATTCCCCATGCTTGTCTACCACCATTTGAGGTAAGGAAGTTGTTATAAGCATCAAATGCATCTGCGTATCCTACTTCATATGGTTGGCAATACTCGCTTCCACCTAAACACCAAGTTAGATTTGATACTGCTGGTGCGCCTGTAAGGTCTGCTAAAGGTGTTTCCCATCTTGCCACAGCACCCGCACAGCGATATCCATGATTATCTACCAAGCAACATGGATCATTTGGATTTTGAATACATCCTTCACAATCACCTTCTGTATAAGTTCCTGAACACGCTACTTGGAAATGGCAAATGTGTAGTTCATGTATCCATTTAGTTCCATTACAGAATATTCTATATTCACAAGGAACATCTACATCAAACTGATGATTTTCATCTCCATTACAGTTCAATATTCCTTGAACATCATAATCCCAGTTTATGAAGAAGTTGCCTAATAGATTGAGTTCAAACGTGGCAACATAGCAACAACCACCAATCGGGATGCTTCCATATCTTTGGAAAAATATTGGACCAATAGGTGTTGCTAAAGCATTAAATCCATAGTTCATTACATCAAAGCAACACGCTTGAGTTTGATTGTTTAGTAATGAGTGTTCCCAACTGATGTTCATGCTAAAGTTGATGAGATTATATGTCTCCTCAAAGTTGCATGAATCAAGGCAACCCGTTGGTTCACCGCAGCAGCATTGCCAATGGTTTCCTGCCATTATTCCTTCTTTCTAGAGAACTTGGGTTGAGGTAGCATTAGACCCGTAATACCCGTCAAAGCACCAAATAGCAAACCACCGTAAGGAATGCCTTGGGATGCCTCTCCTGCCGTTGTAAGACCAATGGAGAAGATCTGATGAATAACAGCATAGCGATCCTCAGCGTCCGCTACAGCATCCTCAAATCTCTTGGTATTTGTCTCAACGTAATACTTCCAATCTTGCCAAGTAGCGTCTACTTCATCAAGAGTAAGTCTGCCTTCGGGTAGATCGACTGCTTCAACAACATCCTTTGGTGCTTTTACTTCAACAAAAGATCGCATATCACACGCTTGTAGTGTGACCATCCCACAGATGCCGATTGCTCCAACGATTGCCACGACTTTAGGATTGATATTCATTTATGAAGTTCCTTTTTGATTTCATTTACTTCAACTTCAAGTTTATCAATACGAGCAGATGTTGCTGATAGGATTGCTTCGATTCGTGCTACACTTACTTTGATATCGGCAAGGTATGACCCAAACTTCCATCCTAGTCCAATAAGAGTGACAATAACACCAATCCCTGTTGCTACAAGTTCAATGTTTATCATATGAGTTTTACCCCCATCAAAGGAACTGGATTACCTGTAGATAAATCAGCAGTTGTTAATGGATCTGATGTAAAGTTACGCCAACTACTAAATGTTGTATCTGTATAGAAAATACAGGCAGCAACACCGTTACCGTTTGCTGGAGTATAAAGAGGTATTAAAGCGTTTGCATTACAGATTCTAACAGTTGGTTGTGTTCCGCTGTCAGTCATTATTCCAATCCAATATTGGACATTTTTTAGTAATGTGATATATCCACCTCCGCTGTTTGCTTCTTCTTTTATGCCTGTAGAGGTGGTTGATATTGCATTTGTTTGATATAGAGGAGCACCTACAGGTCTTCCTGTGTCGGGATCTGATTCCCAAATGCCCATCTTAATATCAGCAACACCAGCGGTAGTAACAGAACACACAAAATGTGTGCATTGCATAGTAAAGTTTGGCATAAGAGGTGTTACATACACTCTTTGTGCTGTAAGTTGTTGTGTTGAAAGAGATGGAGCGGTAAGAGTATTGAACTCATAAGTTCCACTTAGTGGCAACATACGAGGAATAGTTCCAAGTTTATTAATCAATATTGACTTCATCTTACCGTTTGCGGCAATCTGAACGTCCACCTCTGAATCAGGAGATGCTCCATCACTTAAACAATATGTCTCTGTGTTTGAATCAAAGAATAAAAATGGAGATAGAGTGGTATAACGATCTGTATATTCATCAGGAGCAATATCAAGAATGTCGTTTGTGGTATGCTTATGTGATGAACCAGCGATTCCTGCTTCAGCAAGTGTTCTGTGTTGCCATGAGTTTGTTCCAGTATTGTATGACCAAACATCAGCGTTTGATGGTAGACCACTCTGCATGTTATGAGTGTGAATCCTATGGACTGTGGGATTTGGATAGGTTCCTTGTAGATCTCCACCCGCTGTATCACCCACATAAACGGGTGTTCCACTAAGTTCATTGACTACAGATGGATATACTTCCAGCGTTGCTACGGTGGGAGAAGTAATCTGAATAGTAATAGGTGCTTGATTGGTGATGGTAAAACTCATCGTGATACCTCCGCAACTATACCAAAGTTACCACGAATATAGGTTGTCACGGTTGTTCCATTGGTCAACTGAAAATCGTAATAATAAACAGTTCCAGCGGTAAGTGCTGCTGTCTGTGTTGCTGTCAATGTGCAAGTGAATGTTGTTTTATCTGTAACACCACTATAAGAACTTGCGATTGATGCTGCTACGATAACAGAAGCGGAACTCGGATCTGTTCTTAGTTGTAGCAATGGTGTCTGTGCTGTAAGATCATCATCCATAGCAAGAACCAAGGAGAATGTGTCTCCTTGATAGTGTGAAATATTGTAGGTTGCTGGTAAACTCATACTCCGCAGTCTCCTGTGATTGCCTGTGTATTGATAATCAAATAGTGCTGATTGCCATTGTTATACAATCTAAAACTTGCCCAACACAATACAGGTGTGCCATTGGGTATACGAACTGGCACGATTCCTGTTGGCAAATCCGATATTGGAACACCATATGAAAATACGTTTGCTGTATTGCCAAGTTCGCTAATGGAAAATGCTGCAAAGTTTGGTGGCGCACCACCCGCAGTAGTTCTTGCGGCAGGAACTGGTAGATTACCTAATCCATTCCATGTGATCTTTGCTGGAGTAACTTGGTATCTCCAAATATATTTAGACACGGCAGGATCTACAGATCCATTGTCTACAAGTGCCGCATCAGTAATAATCATCAACTGAAGAGCATTCTCATTGGGTTGATTGAAAGTTTGCTTGACATGGGTGGATTGTTTATCTAATCTATGTTTATGATATCGCTTCATTATGGATTCACCCAATATCCTCTTTGCATAATCGCCTTTAGATTAGCATCTGCTGTTCCAAGAGTAGTTGTCCAACAAACCGTATTGAAATCAAAATATAGTTTTGTTGGTCTTGTCCAACGAACATCTGTTGGATTTAGACCTGTGGCATCTGTAGTGGGCAATCCATCGGGTGCAAGTCCAACGGTTTGACTGTGGAAGTTATGCTCATCATAGATAAAATCAAATACGATTTCATAGAATGGTCCTTCAAGTTTTACAACATTGAATCCTTCAAACTCCATTGATCCAACAAGATTATTCATAAATGTGAGTTCATTACGCTTGCCAACGTGTGCTGAAAAATGATTTGTCACATCCATTAAAGAATGTGTTTTACTATCAAATGCTCTACGAACTCGGTAACGCACTTGGTTTATGTAATATGGCATTCCATCACGGGGATTTGATGCGATATTATCACCACTTATAGCAGCACTTTGATCTGATCCTGATGGTGGTCCTGCTGCCCAGTTGCGCTTGAATAAAACAGTTTCTCTTTGTTGTGATGCTGCCTCAACGCTGACGGGGAAATAGTTTTGAGTTGCACCTGTTTGTGTATTTGTTTGTTTTTTACGATTGCTAAATGATATTTGAGCAATCACAGAACCATCTTTGTTTTTGGAATATTCTACACCAATACAATAAGCATCACCCCATCCGTATGCGGGAGTCATTGCTGGACTTCTACCGCTACACCAACTTGTAAATGTTTCACCCCAAGCAGGAACAGCATTCTCATCAACCAATCCTTCATAAACAACTTCAGGATTTACAATGCTGAAAGCACTTTCTTTGACCTTGATCTGCCATGTTTCAACAATGGTTTCGGGTTCTTCATAATCGGGATGAGAAATCTGTGTTCCTATAAGGTAACAGTTGAAGTTTGATGTTGTTTTTACTGGTGTTGCCATTTAGTTTCCTAACTGCCTTAGTGATTTGACCATTCTAAAATATGAACGATCTCCAAACATATATTCATACATCAAACCCAAACTTATACCAATATCTTCTAGACCTTTATTGAACATTTCTCCATGACGTTCCATAGCACTTGGTCTTCCTCCTGATGCTATTCTTGAACCCGCAATCATTCCTTGACCAATACCCAATCTAGGTGTTTGTTGTGCGCCACGAATAGTTGCTTGACGTAGATTACCATAGAATGGACTACCAACCACCGATTCGGGATCAGCGATCTGAGGGATGTTCCCAAGAAACCTAGCAGCACCTGTTGCAGCAGCACCAACTGAAAGACCAGCAATGCTAGCACCTTTCAAAGACATCAATCCCATTCCCAATGCTCCAGCAAGTCCTCTAGCACCACCAACCTCTCTAAAAGATTGTGACATAGATTTTATACCAAGATTTCTTCTTATGGTATTCGTTCTATAAGCAGAATAAAGTTCACCTCTGCGTTGTCTATATCTTTGTAATGCTTCTTGTCTACCTTCTTCTATAAGACGGCGAGACTCATTCAATGCTGCAAATCTTGGATCACTACCTCTAAATGAGATTCTTTCTGATGCTGCTGCCACTAAGTTTGCGTATGTTGTTCCTGCTCCTGCTCCACCACCAGCAAAACGAGGTTTAACACCCATTAATGGTCCCAATCCTCTTGCTTTAATGGGTGGTGTTGTTGAACCTGAAGGTCTACCCCCAGATCCACTACCCGCACCGATACCCGCACCGATACCCGCTGCGGCAGCAACTGCTAAAGCATCTCCACCACCACTACCGAATCCACCACCCGATGCTCCACCACTAACACCTTTACGGAGTCTTGAGTTGACATTATTAAGTCCACGATTGACTCCTGTGCCGTCAATAACGACGGGAATAACAAGTGGTGGTGTTTTATTAGACATTACTGAGTTCCTTTATTGCCTGTGTAATATTATCGTAAAGCATTTGATTTATAAGTGGTGGTGCTTGCTGATATACTTTATCAACAAACTTAGTATCATATATCTTTGCTCCACCCAATCGTCGCACACCTTTACGCCATCCCTTGCCTTTGCGATTTGTGGGTCTACCCTTTGGATATGGTCGCCATCCACGATTATAGGCGTGTGCTTTGACTTTGGTTTTCCAATCATCCGTGGCACTATTGATGAATCCTACACCCATCCACATTATTCTACCACGCTTATATGACTTAATCTTTACTCGGACTGAGCGATATACTTTCTTGCTGTTCCAAGTGATTCCTGATTTGATTCGAAGTGCTAGTTGGTTTCCCAACTTACGCAATCCTTGTCTCAGCAGTTTCTTTTGAACTTTCTTTTCAAACTTCTGAAGAGTTGAGATTATTTCGTTTACCGATTTTTGATTTGTTGAGTAATACACGAATCTGATCCCAATCTGTGTCGTCGTTTGACATATTGACCCATACGACACTTAGTTGGTCAATCGGTGCGCTCATAATCTCTCTCGCAGCAAGTAGAACGCTTACCGCTGCGCCAACTAGTCCCGCCCTTCTCCATAAAGTTTATCTATCTCAAGAGCAATGAGTTCAGCAAAGTGTCCATCGCAATCAAATACCTCTTCCACAGATGAGAAATACTGTTTACCATTTTCCGCCAATAGGTGGTTGTAGACCAACCACGCAGCAAAGGTTTCGGGTTTCTTTGCTTGGACTTGTGCTTCGGCAAGGTCTGCGACTGATGGACGGCGCAGCGTGACTTCCGTTCCATCAATAACAACCACCGCATTCTTGAGTGCAAGTGCGTCCCTTAAACTCATGGTTCATTACCACCCGCTACTGCTGCTGTTCCAGCAAATGTGACTGTTCCTGTTGCTTGAAGAGTGACAGATCCACGAACGATGTCACCCATTGTAGCAACGATATCAGCACCTGTGACATATGCTGTTCCTGTAACAGTATCGTCAGTTGCTCCAAGTTCTGCTGCTTTGAATGTAAATGAGGCAGATGTTCCATTCATCAAAGCATCAACAAACTTTTGATGATCTGCTTTATTGTAGTAAATATCAAGAGCAATCGCTGTGGTCAAAATACCCGCTAGGAAGTGAGCATTTGCTGATCCGACTTGAGTGATCTCAATAGGTGGTCTTGCGGATGAAATAGACATACTTCCAACTGCTTCAAATGTAACAGAGTCGAAAGTGATTGATGATATTGTTGCTGTATATGCTGCCATTTGTTATTCCTTGTAGTAAATCTCTGCTGTGGTAACACAAATAAAGGGAACAGTTTCGTCACCATATCCCGATGGCGATTCTTCCAAAACCGAGTTCTTCTTTACGATTGCTTGAAACACGATTGAGTTATAGGTTCCTGTAACTAACTCTCCTTCAACAAGTTCTGCTATTTCTTGTGCTTGTTGAGCAGTTGCTGCGACAGAACGAATGCTGACCTCTGCTTTCTTGAGCGGAGATGAACCAACCGTCATTGTTTCATTTGAGTCGATCTGATATGCGATTGCGGGTAGGGTGGCAAACTGATTTCTTGAACCATATGTGACTTCAGTATTATTGATACCCGCCACACCTTGTATCATTGTTTTGATTGCTTGTGGTAAACTCATCTGACCTCCGTAACGTCTATAATCGCAAGACGATCACGATTTCCTTCATTTCTGATTCCATTGATATTGAATGTCATTCCATCAACAATCAAGCGGTCAGTCTCAAGCAATCCTTCTTCTTGTATTGATTGCCATCTTGCGTGGATTTCGTAAGAGCGGATGGAAGCAACACCAAGTGATAGTTCACCCTCGGTTGACCCAACATCTCGTAAATCGCAACGAAACGTTCCAACTGTTGTTCCAAATGTTTTATTCTTTTTACCAAGATTATCCGAACCACTTTCACGCTTGATTGTTGCTTTGAAACGTAATCTTCCAGCACTAATCATTCAAGCACACTCCTTACCTTTAGATTCTCAAGTATGAATCTTGCGGATAGTGGAACTTCTGTGAGTGTAATGGGTGCTGTTGCTTCAGGATTATTATACCAAGCACCTGTGATTGCTATGATTGCTTGTGTAATGTGATTTGGTAGTTCGTTATATCCAATATTGTATGTTATTGCGATTTCAGTATCTTCATAGATGCTTGGAAACTCTTTGAAGTTGATGTAAATGCTTGGAGCATAGGATTGAATAATGAAATAATCCGTGCTTGGCATTGTTGCTGTTGCTCCAGTTGAATCTGTATATGTTATTGATGCAACGGAAGAGAAAGGAGTTCCTTCAAAGCGTGTCTTCATCCAATATGGAATATATTGTGTTTTGGTCGCATTGTTGATAGCAATACCAGTATAATCTTCTATAAAAGCAATAGCAGCATCACGAATGCGAATGATTTCAGCATCATCGTATGTGTAATCTATTTTGAGTGCTGTTTTGATTGTAGCAAGATCAGGTAGTGGCATACTATCTCCAAGTTTGAAAAGGTTCGGGGGGTTTTACCCCCCCTCACCCGAAAGGAAAGAAAGAGAAACGGATTAGGATGCAGCGCAAGCAACGAGCGAGAATGCTTCAAGTTGAGTTGCCTTAGAATCAAGGCGACTGTAAGCATACATATTTGTTACTGCTTGTGCAGCATCGGTGTATGGGTCAACAAGAACATTCATGCCGCTACGATCAAAGATTTCGAAGAAGTTCCAATCAGCGAAGGTAACGTATGGTTTGTTTGCAGCAGCAGAGGTGTTGTAGAATGGTGAGATGTAAACTGGGCGACCAAGGAGAACACCGAGAACACCTTCACGGAGATCGCCTGTTTGGTCGAGTTTGTAGATGTATTCGTTGCTGCCTGATGTTGCAGTCTTGATCTTGCGGATTGCCTTGAGAGCAGCATCACTCATCACCCATGAACCGTTTGCACGGTATTGTGGAGCAAGACCGAAGTAGCAGTCAACGATGTTATCACCGCTAAGAGCAGTAACAGCGGTGTTGGTAGCAGCAAGACGAGTGACATTACCCGCATTTACACCAGCAACAGCAGTAACGAACTGAGTTGTTCCCATACCTTGTGGTTGAGAAGAGTTAGTTCCGTTGCAGAAGTAGTCTTCGTGCGCTCTACCCATGCTTGTTGCAACCTTAGAAGCAACGTAATCAAGGATTCCACCTACGCCACCATTACCTGAAAGTGCGTCTTCAAGGAACTCATTTGTGAGAGAAACCTTGGTTTGGAACTTATAAGGCATGATTTGAATAAGTGAACCAAAGGTTGGATCAGTTGGAGATGACATGACAGTAGACTCGGCAACAAGTTCAGTTGTTGGAAGTGCTGCTTCGATTGTGATTCTCTTCTGACCATCAATACGAGTTACCTTGGCAATACGACGAACAACATTCTCTTGATAGAGTTTTTGACGAATCACTTCATCAAAGTTGTTTGGAACAGCAGCAGCACCACCAGCAGAACCGACAACCATTTCACGATTAGAAATAGAACCGTCGAAGTTAGTTGCTTGAAGTGAACGAAGTTCAGCATTGTTGCCTTCGGCAAGTGCCTTGATGAATCTACGACCCCAATCTTCTTTGCGATCACCAACGGTTCCAGCGGACTTGCCACGGGTGTCGAAGATAGGAGTGTTGTCTGACTTGTCGAGTTTGCTACGGGTAGCATCACGTTGAATCTGTGCTTCTACGGCATCAAGATCTGCTTCGATCTTAGCGCAGCGTTCCTTGTAAATGCCATTAGCATCAGCATCGAAGTTGTTTGCGTGGTTCTTTGATTCGATTTCCCACTTGTCGATTGTATTACGAAGTTCGGTTGTGAGAGCATTACGCTTCTCAAAAAGATTATTTTCCATTACTTGAATCTCCTGCGGAGTAGTTTGATCCGCTTGTTGTTAATATCTGACATGACGTTGCGAAGTTGTGAATGAGTTTGGGGGTAGGCAGCGTCAACTACCACCGAAATCTCGTATATTTTACCCTTTTCTACGTTTCTGAGATTGCCACCTTCATCCCAACTCTCTTTCGATGTTGAGAATCCGAATGACATCTCACCTGTCAATACACCCTTGGTCATCAACTCACGAATATCGTTTCCTAGAGTTGTGTCAGGAATGTCTGCTTCAAATCTAATACCTTTTTCATCTTCAAACAAACGAAGACTGCCACCGTTCTGACGAGCAAGTGGCATAGAGGTATCATGATTAAAGTAAAGTTTCACGTCGTGGTCTGCTGATGGAGTGACATCAAAAGCACCACGCTTAATGATCTCTGTAAACTTTCTACCACGTTCGTAAATAGTCTTGGAACGGGTATTAAAGAGGATTGCGTATCCACTCAGAGTTCTATTATCTCTATTTATAATATCAGATGATTTGCGATGTTCCATTTGCTATGTCTCCTTGTGATGTCGCACCGCTGGTATCATTACCAAGATTGGTTTGACCACCTCCTTGACCCATATTCTTTGCTACGATAAACTCATCTCCACCCTCTACAGGTTCGTAATCAAGCATTTCTCTTGCCTCATTACGAGTGATTATAGACGCTTCTACACCCGTTCTAAGTGCTGCAAATGTCTCTGCAAGCGATGGACGAATGATAAAATCGGTGTCGAAGAGTGGTTCTTCGTTGAGTTTGAGCATATATTCACTCTTCCATGCCTCAAACCAATGGGAAAGGCAAGCATCAAGGTATGCTCTACCCATCCATTCAAGAGAACCATACACACTACCACTTGTCTCTGCCAAATATGCTGTTGGAACACCATAAATGCGAGAAACATCACTAATGCTATATTTTCTTGCTTGTTCTAGGTCAGCAGCAACACTTGTGCTACTAATCTTTTCGATTTTTACATTTTCAGCAAGAACGATTGGTTTCCCTGCATTCTTACCTGTGTGATTCTTCAAATAATCATTTACGATTGCTTGACGAGCAGCAGCATTGAGTTGGGCAGGGTGAATAAATGCCATATTCGGCATTCCACCATTCTCTGCGTTCTTTTGAATGTTGTTTTCTTGGTTGAGTCCAATGACAATCGCTGTCTTGCATAGTTGGATTGGACTGTTTGCCCACAATCCTTCGATTGGACTTGCCTTAATATGTAGAATATTATCGGGTGTTAGCGAACCATATTCTGTAGATTTGTAGAGCGGTGTGGGTTGTGTAACATCAAGAGTAACAGATCCAATGGCAAGTGGAACAAGTTCATATATTTCCCCATTGCGTTTACGATTGATAAGAGCAAAAGCATTACCATAAAGTAATGCTTGCATTGTCATTTGTCTGCGGAAATCATATCCACTTTGATATCTGTTTGGACGTTCCCAAATACGCTCTAGAGATGGTGAAGAGAAGTCAGCAGGAGTTCTAGCAATATCATTTGCGATAAGGTTTACAGCACGATAGACGGGAGTGAAGTGGAGAGCAGAAGCAGGACCAATGAATGGTATTACTTCGTTGTTTGTGAACACCTCAAATGGAGTAGGGACGAGTGGATAATACCCTGTCGGATATCCAAACCACCCTCTGACTGATTGTGTTATTTCTTTGAAGATTCCCATTTATACTCCGTTGTTTTTCATAAACTCTTCTTCTTCATACACACTTGCACTCTTACCACCCCAAACGTGGAGTGCCATGATTCCTGCTACAAGTGGGTCGATGATTGCGTGTTCTCTAGGTTTCACAGGTCTAATGTTTCCAACAATATCACGCTTTGCTACTGCTTCCGCACACGCACGACGCATGACGGGATCATCACCAAATACGATTTGCTTACCAAACCAATAGTTCTGCCATAACTGACACCCTGGACTAAAAACTGATGCGGACATTCGATATTTTTGAACGGGTATACCGTCATTGATTAGGTTTTCCGCCAAGTATGTTGAGTTCCAAGGGTCAAGACCGAGTGAACGAAGATCATAATGTTGTCGTGCTTCGTTAATGGCAACTCGGATTTGTTCGTAATCTATCTCTCGTCCCGCAGAAAGTTCTAGTTTATTTTCTGCTGCCCATGTGCGGACAGGGATGCGATAGTCAAGTTCTCGTTGTGCTAGTCCCTCTCTAGGGAACCAATAGCGTCCTTTGATGTATACTCTGCCATCATCAAGTGGAAATGCCAACACAAATGCTGTCATGTCACCTGTTTTGGATAAATCTAATCCACCATAGCATGGTCGCTTTGCAAGGAAGTCCTCATCAATGGTCTTATCAACCATCTTGTCCCAATCTTGCATCTCCAACCAACCACCTGTGTTCTCATCCATACGAGATGCGTGGTAACGGCAGAACTCGCTGCGTCCCATCGGACTTTGCTTCATTGTGTTCCATGATCTACGCAAACTTTGTAGATCAGGTTGTCCATAAGCAAGACCAGGGTTTGCTTTTACCCATGTAGATTCATCTTCAAGGGCATCTTCTTTGTCTAAACCAAACAACATGGCAAAGAAAGTATCATCAGTTGTCTCGTTTGTAAGGATGCTTTCTGCTGTTCTTACCATCTCATAGTAGTGGTTTTCAGGATTATACCCTGGGGTTGTGGTGATAAGAAGGGTGCTTTCCTTGCGCTTACCAAGTGCTGTAATGAGTTTTGTAAGCACTCTACCCTTGAACTCAGATGCTTCATCGGCAACTGCGAAGGATAATGTCTTACCATCAAGCGACTTCTCCATTGCTGGAAGAGCATCCATATCACAATCACGCTCACGGGATGTAATACTGCCATAGTGAATAACAAAATCGTGAGTATTTTCATCTAATCGTTCCACCATCGTCTTTGCGGTAGTGAGAATGATCTCTGCTTGATCGTAGTTGTTTGCTAGGATGTGGACTCGTTTACCCATGCCACTAAACATATCGTAAAGGCACAATCCTGCTGCTGTGGATGACTTTCCTGCTCCACGGGCGATCTGAACGATGGCAATCTTGTATCTGCGTGTCTTGGATTCAGTCCATTTCCAACACATTATGTTAGAATATGTATAAAGTTGCCAATCTTGGAGAACAAAAGGTTTACCCGACCACTCCCCAACAAGGGATAATCTGAGGAAATGCTCATTCAGTTTATGCGCTTCATCCCAATCAAAGTAAATATCGCTGCGTTCAAGGTCGCTCTCAAAGCGTTTCGCAGCAGCGTAGATCCACTTATTCGCAACAATCTTACCAGAGATAATACCCTGATTGTAAGCGAGGATGCGCTGTTTTACCTTCTCACGCAGTTCTTCTTGTGTGGGGGGTTGTTCTGTCTCATTTTCCATTTGAGATATCGGTAACACT